GGAGATAAAGGAGACCAGGGTAACAAAGGAGATAAAGGAGACCAGGGTAACAAAGGAGATAAAGGAGACCAGGGTAACAAAGGAGATAAAGGAGACCAGGGTAACAAAGGTGATAAGGGTGACCAGGGTAATCAAGGTGCCGCAGGTGGATTTAGTACCGATTCAAATGCACAAGTAAACTCATTAGGAGTTGGTACCGGTGCAAGTGGTACGGCCGGAGAAATAAGAGCTACCAATAATATTACCGCATACTATTCGGACAAAAGATTAAAGAAAGATATAGAAAAGATATCGGATGCATTATCTAAATTAGAAAAAATAAATGGTGTATTCTATACTCAAAATGAATTAGCAGAAGAATTTGGATATAATGATTATTCCAAACAAGTCGGAGTAATTGCACAAGAAATACAAGAAGTATTACCTGAAGCAGTTGCATTTGCACCATTTGATAGAGATGAAAATGACAATTCAAAATCAGGTGAAAATTACTTAACGGTTAGATACGAAAAAATAGTACCACTTTTAATTGAGGCTATTAAAGAATTATTAAATAGAGTAGAAAATTTGGAAAAATCTTAAGAAAAACTTTTGTAATTTCAAATAAAAGTTGTATATTAAGGTTATGAAAAATATAAATAGTGAACATCCATATGAACATTGGTCATTTTTGGATGTGAAAGATAAAACTGTATTAGATATGGGTTGCTCTTTTTATGATGCAACTTATAATCCAGGAATGTTGAGTAGTGCAGAGTGGTTTGTACAAACTGGTGCAACTATTGTAATAGGTTTTGATGCAAATCCATATGAAGTCGACAAATACAATGTAGTTTATAGAAACAATCCAAAATATAAAGTTTTTAAATTATTCGTAGATAGTTCAGAAAAAATAAAAGACTTACTGAAATATAATCCGGAAGTTATAAAATGTGATATTGAAGGTGGAGAAATTTATTTCAATGACATTACCAAAGAAGAAATGGAATGTGTACAACAGATTGGAATAGAATATCACGATGAAGCAACTAAACAAATGTGTGAATCTAAACTTTCCGAATGGGGGTTTGATTTTGTAGAACAATATAGTTTAATGTATATTGACACCAATAAACAGGGAGTATTTTGTGGTAAAAAATCAAAACTTTTAAATAAAAAAAAGGCAAAAGTTCCCAAAGTATTATACATTGGAAATGATAAACCTGAATTAAAATCTATTCAATCCGAAACATACGAAGATACATCATTGGAAGTAAGATATCTAAAAAATGATATTGATGTAAATGAAATAATTGCAAATTTCAAACCAGATTCAATAATAACGATTGGAGGAAGTGATAGTGATTATAAAAACTTATTTACAAACACATACGATGTAAGAAAACGATGGTTACATTTTGATAAAACAGATGATAATACGGGAACATACGCATATAATTGTGCAATGACTCAAATCCTTAAACAGGATAATAGTAAATTAATATCATATTTTACACCAACATATAATACGGGAGTTAGATTATATGAAACATATCAATCTTTATTAAATCAAACTTATCAAAATTGGGAATGGGTTATAGTAGACGATTCAAATGATGATGGTAAAACATTACAAATATCAAAAAACATAGCATCATTAGACCATAGAGTTAAAGTGTATTCTTTTGAAGAAAAAAGTGGAAATATAATAGGTGAATCAAAATACAGAGCCGCTACTTTGTGTAGAGGATTTATATTAGCAGAATTAGACCACGATGATTTATTAACTCAAAAGTGTACTGAGTATTTAGTTAATGCAAGTCAAAATTTTCCGGATGCAGGATTTTTTTATACGGATTCAGCAGAAATAAATCAATACTGGCAATCTCAAACATATGGAGAACCATTTGCATTATGGTATGGCAAATATAGAAAATATAATTATAATGGATATGTGTGGGATGTTGCAATACAACCAAATATAAACCCAAAAACAATTAGACATATTGTAGGTGTTCCAAACCATGTACGAGCTTGGAGAAGAGATGTGTATTTTGAAATAGGAGGACATAATAGAGATTTATCTATTGCAGATGATTACGAATTAATTGTTAGAACTTTTTTACATACAAAAATGTGTAAAATTGCAGAATTAGGATATATACAATTTATACATGATAGTGGGGATGCTCAAAACTCACATGATATAGCTAGAAAGGATATACAAAGGAGAGTAAAAACTATTAGAGAACATTATAATGATGATATTGCAAATAGATTCGAAGAACTCGGTGTTGAAGATTATCCATATAAGTTAAACAAAATGGACACATTAGATGTTAAGAGTAGATTTGGTGCAGATGAAAACTATGTAAATTATATATATAACCCATAATATAACAAAATGATTGCAGTATTTGATGATTTTATAAAGGATAAAACATTATTAGAAGAAATAGAAAATGATAAAACATTTTTTCAAGACCCAGGTGTTTATTATTATTGGAAAGGTTGGTGGAATGATGAATCAAATACTATTAAGAAAAAACTAATAGAATATATTTGGAAATATAATTGTCCTATAAATAAATTATATACAATAGATGGATTTGAATATTGGACTGGTGTACAAGAAGCTGACCCAAATGGTAGATTTAGAAATTATTTGGAAATGCATTATGATGACGATGTTCAATATAGAAAAGATACCGGTAATAGAATGTCTCCAATAATTGGGTGTGTATATTATCCAATAGGTTCGGAATTTACGGGTGGTGCACTCAATGTTTATACAAATGGTGAAGAAAATCAACCAGAAGTTATACTTTGTAAACAAAATCGTTTAATAATTTTTGATGCAGGATATGTACCACATAGAGTCGATACGGTTTTGACTGGCACAAGAAGAGCAATTGCAATAAATTTATGGGATAAAGAACCATATTCATATACAAATAGAATTTTTAAAATAGAGTAATCTTATATTTATATAAAAATACGAATATAAATGGCATTACCAGAATATGGACAAATATCATTATCAGACCTAAATGTAGAATTTGGTAGAAGTGCTACTGCACAAATTGGAATGTATGAAGCAGAAAACGGCCAATATAATGGTGGAATAAATCAGGGTAATAATCCGGGTAACAGACCAAATGGCCTCCCTGCAAATGCAATAACTGAATGGTATGGGTATAGTCATTGTCATGCATATACTATTGAAAATCCGGATTCGAACTATGATGTATTAGTATACTACTTTGATTGTTGTACACCAACTACTTTATCTGAGTATTCACTCGGTCCTGGCCAATCTATTAATTTATGTTGTCAACAATTCCCATCTGCAGGTGGTGGAAATGTTACCAGACTAAGTGCTTGTGGTTGTTAAAAATAAATTTATTTATAAACCAACTTATTTAGTTTACTTTCTATATTTATAAAGGTATAAGGATTTCTTGTACTTTAACTAAAAAAAAGAGTAAACTAAAATGGGACTTAAATTTAGACGCGGTAGTACCGCACAACAATCCGGCTCATTAGCATTCGGAGAACCATATGTGAATACCACATTGGGAACATTAGTAGTCGGTGGTGCTACTGGTGACATCGTATTATCAGCTGGAGGTACAGGAAGTACCGGAAATTTCGGAGCTATTTCAGGTTCTGGATTAGATATTACCGGAAATGCAAATATTGCAGGTAATGTAACAGTTGGTGGTAGATTACAAATTGGTGATAATACATCTGATACACTTAATGTAGTATCATCATTAAGTTCTTCACTTATTCCACAAACAACTAACGCATTTGATTTAGGTTCTGCAAGTAAAATTTGGAGAGACCTTTATATTTCAACTGGTTCAATTAAGTTTGTAGATGGAACTACGGTAGTAAAAGAACTTTCTCTTGCAACTATTAGTGGATTGGAATCTGCAACAGGTTCATCAAATGTATCTTTAACAAATTTAAATACAACAACTGCAAGTTTAAACACTTCAGTAAGTAATATTAACTCATTTACATCATCTCAATTAACACAAAATAGTGATTTAGCAACTATCACAGGTTCATTGATTACAACTGCAAGTTTAAATGTTGGAAGATTAAGTGCAATTGAAGCAGTTAGTGGAACTTTTGCAAGAACAAATTCTACTAACATATTTAGTGGTAATCAAACTGTAAGTGGTTCATTATTCGTTTCACAAGATTTAGTAGTAGGTGGTTCTTCATCGATTCAAAATATTAGTTCTTCTAATTTAGTAATTGGAGCGGCATATGTACAATTAAATACATCAACTCCATCATCTAGATTTGCAGGAATTCATATCGTAGACAGTGGTTCAGCAGGTGGTTCTGGTTCATTCTTATATGATGCAGTAGAAGATGAATTTATAATGATTCATAGAGGAAACGGAACTAACGTAACATCATCTCATTTTATACAAGGCCCTCAAACATATGATAACTTAGGTAATGAAACTTACTTAACAACTAATAGATTACCAAAAGCAAGTGGTTTAGAACACATTGTTGACTCAAATATTACCGATACTGGTACTTTGATTACATTAGGTTCAAATGCGGTTGCAAATGGTACATTCTACGCAACCGGTACAACATTAGTAAGTGGTTCATCTCAAATTACAGCAGGTTCAACTACTGGATTTGCAACGGGTGTAAAAACTCAATTAGATGCAAATACGGTTGTTTCGGGTTCATCTCAAATAAACGCAACTGCAACTACAAACTGGTCAACCGGTATTAAAACAAGATTAGATGCGGAAACTGTTGTTTCTGGTTCTAAAACAATTAGTGGTATTACATTGGGTTCTAACTTAGCAACTTTGACAATTGGTACTGGATTAAGTGGAACATCTTATAATGGTTCAACCGGTGTAACGATTGCAAATACAGGTGTAACTTCAATTACAGCAGGAACGGGTGTAAGTAGAGATAGTGCAACAGGTACAGTAACAATTTCAATCGGACAAGCAGTTGGAACATCTGATAATGTGAGATTTGGTTCAATCGGAGTTGGTATGAATGCAAGTGGAACATCTGGTAGAATAGACGCAGCAAATGATATTGTTGCATTCTCAACTTCGGATATTCGTTTGAAAGAAAATATCGTTCCAATTGAAAACGCATTGGATAAGATTTCTAAGATTAGTGGTAACACTTACGACTGGAGAGCAGATTTAAAAGATGTTCATGGGTACGAAGGAAATGATGTGGGTGTAATTGCACAAGAAGTTGAAGCAGTATTACCACAATTAGTTCAAGACAGAGACAATGGATATAAGGCAGTTAAATATGACAAATTAGTTGCTTTATTGATTGAAGGTATTAAAGAACAACAAACACAAATACACAATTTAACTTTAGAAATTGAAAATCTAAAGAAGAACAATAGCTTATAAGAATGTATGATGTATATTATACAACAGGTTTTGGAAATAAAGTAGGTGCTGGTAGTGATGTTTGGGTGAATAACTTCGTAAAGTATGTTGTTCCTCACTTAAAAGTAAAACCTATCCTACTTATACATAGAAAGAAACCCGATGATTTTGAGGGGGATAACTTCCCCCTTGAAATTTATTGGCAAGTAGATGATAATGAAAAGTTCGATGAACTTATAGATAATGCTCGGCGAATTCACATACTACACGGACATTATCACCCAAATTCAGCCATTCTAAGAAATTTAGATAGAATAGAGAGTTATGTTATGCATAATTCAATAGATATGTCTATGAAAGCCGGTATGTTTTCTGACTCACCGGGAGTTCAACATTATGGTGCAGATACGGAATGGGAATATTCTATAATAAAATCAGTAAAAAAAAGAATTTGGATTGGTTTATTTAAAACACCAACCCATGCCGATTATGATTTTATAGATATTCCAAATTATTATGATTTTCAACATAATTTAGAATTAAGTAATAGTACAAAAGTAGGATTTGCAGCAAGAACGGAAACAAGAAAAAGAGTTTGGTATTTGGAAAATATAGAATCTTATTTATTCACTACCTTAAAGATTTTGAATAATGTGTGGGAAAAGGGATATGGCGTGAATTTCAAACGAGCTAAACGATATATGTTTGATTATAGTAAATTAGATTGGTTTTATCGTTTAGATTGGGGAATTTCACATAGTTGTTTTAATTATGAACCATTTGGATATTCAATATTTCAGGCGGTTGATTATGGAAAACTACCTATATTGAGCAAAGATTGGATGAAAGAATGGGAATATCCATATAGAGCAGAAAGTAAAACGGAATTTGAAAATATAGTAAAACAAATAAAAAATACGGATTACGAAACAAAAAAACAATGGTTTGAAAAATTAAAATCAGAAATGATGATATTTACAAATCGAAACAAATGGGTAAAAGATTTATTAGATATTTATAATAGTTAAAAAAATAAAACAATGGCATTATTTAACAAAAGATTAGGTGAATTATATAGAGCTGTGAGTGGTTCGAGCAGAACTTCACAGGCAGTTTCAATTAGTGGTTTGGCCGGAGGAGGTTCAAACATATCATTTAGTGGATTTTCATTTGATTCTGCATCTGCAACATTACCATTTACATATATTGTAGAAAATACCACCGAAAACGTAGTATTTTCATTTACTAGTGCTGGTACATTATTTAATAATAAAGTTAAAGATGTTAGTAACAATTATGGATTTAGTATTACTCCTGGTGATGGAGCTATAACATTTGGAACAAATGCAAGTGGTAATGATGGTGTTAAAGCATCAACTACTAAAATTGGAGTTACAAATATTTCAAATGGTGTATATGGTGGAAACACTGCATACCTATTAGCAGCTTCCTATAATGATGGTGGTTGGTCATCAAATCAAGATGGTTTCAATAGAGTCTTTTCAAAACAAATTTATAATGTTGATTCGTACAACACAATAAATTCGGATTCACTTTGTGTTGATATAAACACTTTAATTTTATTATCTGATGGTAGTGAAGTATCGGCCGAAGACTTATATATTGGTGATGTAATTAAAACATATGTACCAACAGATATGCCTACTTGGTTACCAGAAAACGATACCGAAGATTGGTATTGGTGGTATCAAACAGGTTCATCTGGAGAAGTAGTAGATGCAACCATTAGTAATATTTATTATTCATTTGTTGATTCTTATATTTCTATCAATGATGATTTATTAAAATGTACTCATGCACATCCATTATTTATTTTTGATAATGAAACCTCTACTTATCAATTTGTAAGAGCAGAAGATATCACTATTGGTGACAAATTGATTAAATATAATAAGACAACTTTTGAAATGGAAGAAATCGAAGTTGTTAATATTGAAACTAAAAACGAAACATTAGAAATTGCAACAATTACAGTAGATGTAGCACACACATATTTATCTAATGGATTTGTATCACATAATAAAGGTAGTAATACAGTTGGAGCAATACCATCCGCAAACTTAGTTTGTTATTTAGATGCAGAAAAAACACAATCATACGCTGGTGCAAACTCATTGGTTTGGCATGATTTAACAGGTAGAGCTACCGGATTTAATGTTAAACCAGCTCTTACTGGTGGAGGTTCAGCATATCCAACGTTTACAAATACTACACCTAAACACTTAACATTTTTTGGAAATGGCAACACTGCAACGAAAGATGATGTAAACTACCCTGGAACAGGAGTAGGCCTATCGAATTTTAGCCTAACCAGTAATGGAGGAGCGACGGTAGTTTGGTGGCAATACGGAAATGCATCAACTTTTGCAACTATTATGAGCATAGAGGATAATATAAGTAAAGCTTTTAGAGTATCGTGGACTCCCGGCGCCAATGAAAATCTTGGAGGACTTAGAGTTAAGCTTACTAGTGGCCCAACTAGATACACAAGTAATGAGCTATTTACTAATATCGGTAGTAGTTGGAATATGTATGCATTTTCCGTAATTGGCAAAACCGGGTATGTTTATAGAGATGGTTCATTTTTAACTACCGTAGAAGGGAATAACGATGACTTTCAAGCAATGACTGCAAACAGAGCCACTTTTGGTGGAGCTGCATCTTCAGCCTCACCAGGAATAAGACTTGCAGCATTATTATATTATACGAGAGGTTTGGATGGAACAGAGATTTCAAATATCTATAATAACATGAGAAGTAGATTTGGAAAATAATTATTCTTTTGATATAAATTTTTATATTTATATTGAGAATTAATAAATTAAAATTAAAGCATATAAGATGGCAGAAAAATTAGTATCAGCAGGTGTTTTCACAAGAGAAAATGACCTTTCATTCTTACAACAAGGTGTAGCAGATATAGGTGCAGCATTCATAGGCCCTTTCTTAGAAGGACCAGTAGTTCCAACAATTGTAAATTCACAAGCTGAGTTTACCGAATTATTTGGAGCAGCTGATGGAACATATTATACTCCATTAGCAGTACAAAATTATTTAAGAGAAGCAGGAACTGCAACTATTTGTAGAGTAGCTGGTGTAGGTGGATATACTGCACAAAATCCATTGTTATTAACAGCAGTATCAGGAGCAGTATCTCAATCATTAGGTATACTTTTCCCTAGTGATAAAAACACATTATCAACTGGTTTGAGTGGTTCATTTGTAACTGGTAGTTTAACTGGTGGAGATTTTACAATTCAAATCACAGGTTCTCCAAATTTTGCAGGAACATCGTCATTGGACCCTGAAGATGTTAACGATATTGAATCTACATTTAGTACATCACCATTTTCTCAAAAAGGTGCATATGTGTATGGATTCTTTAAGAATACATCTATGAGTTTTAATGCATCAACATCAACTAATGTAACTATATTAAATGACCAATTATTTACAATAGATGCAAGAGAAGCAGACTCACCAGTTATTCAATCACAAATAATAAGTGGACAAAGATATAATCTTTTCCAATTTCAAACATTGGGTGTAGGTAATTCTGCAAATACAAAAGTTAAAGTTGGTATTACAAATATTAAAGCAGCTGGTACGGTAAACGGAACAGATTATGGTACATTTACAGTTGTAGTAAGAGATTTTAATGATACAAATAAGAAAAAGAATGTTTTAGAAACGTTTGCAAATGTAAACTTAGACCCTAATTCTCCAAACTTTATTTGTAGAGTAATTGGTGATAGAAAATTATCAATCGATTCTTTAGGTAAAATAACTGAAACTGGTGATTGGGTAAACAATTCTAAATATATTAGAATAAATCCTAATGCTTTTAACATAAATGCTCCTATACAAGCGGTTCCATTTGGACATGAAGGATATCATGATATTATTGCTGCATCTGCTGGAATAGTAGATATGATACCATCTGTAACATATCTAACATCATCGATATCAGAATATGGTGGTATTGATTTAGATAACAATATTGATAATAAAATTTATTTAAAACCAATTCCAACAGGAGCTACAAATAGAGCACATTTATCATTCGGTTTAGATTTAGCTAATGGTGGAACCAAATCAATAGGAGATGCTGATGCACAATTTTTAGTTGCATTTCAACATGGATTTGATGGTATGAATCCAACAACTCCAATTAACTTAGGAAGTGCAATCCTTCCAGGAAACACACAGGGATTAGATTTAACAAACTCTACATCAAATGGTTCAGTTGCATATATGAAAGTAATTAACGCTTTATCTAACACAGATGAATTTGATATCAATATGGTAGTTGCACCTGGTGTAAATAAAGCAGACCACCCTTATGTTTGGACAGCTATTTTAGATATGGTTGAACAAAGAAACGATGCATTCTTTATCGCAGATGCAGGAAATGCCAATACAAACATAGAGGCTACTAACGCAATTGCACAAGGTGTAGATTCGAATATGGCAGCAGTTTACTATCCTTGGGTTAAGACAATCGATATCAACACAAACAAACTAATCACAGTTCCACCATCAGTATTATTACCTGGAGTATTTGCAGCAAACGATAGAGTAGCAGCAGAATGGTTCGCACCGGCAGGTTTGAATAGAGGTGGTTTAATCGGAGCAGTTAGTGTATTGAATAGATTAACTCAGTCTGAAAAGGATTCATTATACGAAAACAAAGTAAACCCAATCGTACAATTCCCAGGACAAGGTATCGTAGTATTCGGACAAAAAACATTACAAGATAGACCATCTGCATTAGATAGAATCAATGTTAGAAGATTGTTGTTGACTGTTAGAAAATACATAGCATCTACTTCAAGATTCTTAGTATTCGAACAAAATACTTCAACAACAAGAAACACATTCTTAAATATTGTTAACCCTTATTTAGAATCAATCCAACAAAGACAAGGTTTGTACGCATTCCGTGTTGTAATGGACGAAACTAATAACACACCAGATGTAATTGATAGAAACATCCTTAAAGGAGCTATCTTCTTACAACCAACTAAAACTGCTGAATTCATTCAAATTGATTTCAACATTTTACCAACTGGTGCAAGTTTTGGTGGATAATTTAGAAAATAGATATTTATATAAAAGAATTAAAAAATAAAGTAAAATGCCAGAAATATTAGAGTTTGATAAAATTTTCTACCGTAATTTTGAGCCAAAGTTGGCAAACAGATTTATAATGGAAATTAATGGTATCGAATCGTACATTATCAAAACAGCACAAAGACCTACTGTTACATCAGAAGTGGTTGAATTAGACCATATCAATGTAAAGAGAAAGATAAAGGGTAAAACACAATGGGATGATATAGAAATCACTCTATATGACCCAATTACCCCATCTGGAGCTCAACAAGTAATGGATTGGGTTCGTCTATCACATGAGTCGTTAACAGGTAGAGATGGATACGCTGCATTCTACAAAAAAGATATCAAATTTTGGTCATTAGGTCCAGTAGGAGATAAAGTAGAAGAGTGGACTTTAAAAGGTGCATTCATCATTCAAGCAAACTTTGGTGAAATGGATTGGTCAAATTCAACTGACCCAGTTTCAATCACATTAAGTTTAGCTTATGACTACGCTATCTTAGAATACTAATCGTATTAAAACTATAAAACAAAGGGATACCCACAAAGTATCCCTTTTTTATTTTTTGAAAAACATAATATATATAATAAAGACAAAAGTTATATTATGGAACAAAACATTGAACAACAAGTTACAAGAGGTTTGGGCGGATTTCAACAACAAGGACAAAAGGCATTCCCATTCCCAACCGAAATTATTAGTTTACCATCAAAAGGATTATGTTATCCCGAATCATCTCCATTATCTAAAGGAGAAATTACAATTAAGTTAATGACTGCAAAAGAAGAAGACATTTTGACTTCTACTAATTTAATCCGTAAAGGTATTCATTTGGATAAACTATTGGAAGCAATTGTAGTTGAACCTGGAGTTAATATCAACGATTTACTAGTAGGTGATAAGAATGCAATATTAGTTACAAGTAGAATGTTAGCATTTGGACCTGAATATAATATAATTGTTAGAGATAGTGTTACAAGAGAAGAAGTAGAAACATCGGTTGATTTATCTAAAATACAGATAAAAGAAGTGGATGAGTCTTTATTAAATAGACAAAATGAATATGATTTTGTTTTACCAGTTTCGAAAACACCAATCAAATTTAAATTGTTAACACATGGTGATGAATTGGCAATAAATAAAGATATAGAGGCAACTGAAAAAATTACAAAACAATCTAACGAAATAACAACTAGATATAGACGAATCATTGTAGAAGTGAATGGTAATAGAGATTTAGGATTTATTAGTAATTTTGTATCAAATCAATTACTTGCAGGTGATAGTAGAGGTTTGAGAAAGTATATGAAACAAATTACTCCTGACTTAGATTTAACACATGAATTTATACATTCAGACGGTGAGACGGAGGCACTAAGAATCCCATTCGGGGTTGACTTTTTTTACCCTACCGAGTAATTATTCCGTAATTTTACATGAAAAAATATTTCAAATGATTTACTATGCAAATGGTGGATTTAATTGGAATGATTTATATTTTATGCCTATTAAATTAAGAGAGTTTTATTACAGAGAATTGATGAAAGTAAAAGATTCTGAAAGTAAACAATTTGAAAAAACTAAAAAAAGTTCAAATACATCAAAAACATCTAGAAAGTAATATTTATATAAAATAGTATTATATGCCAAAGCAAAGATTAGTCGAAATAAATCTTTTTGATAAATTATTTAAAACTTTCCTTAAATCAAAAGTAGATAATAAGGATAGTCAATTTATTGCAAAATTAAGAAAAAAAGATCCAGAATTGGCAAACATATACTCCGATTGGAATGATAAGATGAATGCATCTATAATGAAAACAAAATCGGTTATGCAGAAATTGGGAAAGGACACATCAGGTATAGACGATTTTATTAATAAATATTATTAATTTAAATGGCTAAACTTTCTCCACAAGAACAGAAGGAAGAATTGGATTATCTGAAACAACAGAAGGTTGCATACGAAAATGCACAAAAAGTAATCCAACAATACAATAAAGCGAATCAACAAACTAAAGTTGAATTGCAGGGACAATTAATTGCTTCTAAAAAAATAATTCAATCATTTATTGAACAATTTAAATCTCTTAAAGATTTTAATCAGCTGTTAGAAAAAACAGGAACTTCATATGAGAAATTAGCCGATGTTACTGAAAAATATAGTAAAAGTTTAGATGATTTAATTAACCCATCTGAAGAATTATTAGATTTACAAAATAGTATTTTAAATACACAAGGTAAACAATCTGGTGAGTATGATATTATAAGAAAAAAGATAGAAGGACAAACTACACAATTAAAAAGTATTGCTGATATATTGGGTGATGCATCAGATATATCTGAACATCAAAAAAATATAGTTTTAGAAGCAGCAGAGGCATACAAATCACAAGATGCATCAATAGGAAATTTAAGAAAAGAACTTAAAAGAGGAAATCTAACTCAGGAAGGATTCAATGATGCAGTAATATCATTATCCAATTATTGGGATGACATTGTTAATAAAATAGATACTACGAATCCAAAATTAGCAGCTTTATATGAAATTTTAAAGGCAATGAATTCTGAGGCAGCCGCATTTAATTTGGCCCAAGCAGAACAATCTAATACAAGAATGGGTGCATTAAAAGGGGCAGGAAATGTTGTAAGTAGTACGGTTGGTGGACCAGTCGGTGGTGTGATTTCATCTGGTACAGATATTGCAGCCGGTAAAGTAGGAAGTGACAAAGGTCTTGCAGCTGCAGGATATATTGGTTTAATTATAGCTGCATTGGGTATTGTAAAAGGATTAAGTAACTTTTACCAAGAATTGAATAAAGCAAAATATGATGCTTTAAAGTTATTTCCTCAAATGGAAGAAGAAATACGAAATATTGATATTAGTTTAGGTAGAGCAACATCCAATAGTAAAAATTTTGTGAAATCACTTGCATTAGCCGATTTTACAGGTGAATTGAGACAAGCCGGTGCACAATTTGAAGCTGCATCAAAGACGGCATTCTTTGGAGGACAATTGACTGGTATAAAAGGTAATACACAATTATTACAATTAGCAGGATTTAGTGCAGAGAGAATAGCAGGTGCAATGCAAAATCTGTCAGGTATTGCTGGATTAAATAATAATAATGATTTGGCCAAAAACTTTGCAATATTATCACAAAATATGGGATTGTCAGAAGATGCTGCAGCAGGAATAGTATCTTCCTTTAAGTTATTGGATAATGTAGGTGCAAAAAACGCAACCGATAATTTAAAAAGCTTTAGATATGATGCAGAAGCTGCGGGTATCAATATTGGAACAGCTAGTCAAAATTTAGCCGAATCTGCAAAAGACGCATTATCATATCAAATAAGAAGTTCGGATGAATTGAGAAGACAGGTAATGTTTGCAACAAAATTAGGACTTAGTTTTAAATCTATTGCAGAAGCTGGTAGACGTAGTGTATTGGATTATCAAGGACAAATAGAGGCAGAAAGAGAATTGGAATCGTTTATAGGTAGACGTGTTGATTTGCAAGAATATAGAAGACTTATATCGGCAGGTGATACACCAGGTGCTATAAAATCAATCCAACGTATGGACTTTTTAAATCCAATGACAAATGATAGATTAAAATTACCACAGGCACAAGAAGCATTGAAAAATTTATTAGGAATGCCTTTGGATGAAATTCAAAAAATATTTACAAAAGGATTTGTTGAAAGTACTCCGGGTGCAGCTAAAAAAGAACTAAGTTTAACCGATTTAAATAATCAATATCTGCAAACTTTTAAAGATGCAATGGCCAGTTTGAGAGTTGATGTCGCGACCATAAACGCCGAACAAGCAATATTGAAAGCACCAATTGAAACAGAATTAAAAGCTTTACAAATAACGGATATATTCAATGTTGCAAAGAGGGCTCAAGTAGCTACTTTAGAGACTATACAACAATTACAAAATGCGGTAGCAATTGGGGCTGATGTAGCGAACCCATCTGCAACTGAACAGGCTTTACAAAGAGAAAGAGTAAAACAATTAAATTCATATTTAAAAGCAAATCCTGGAGCATCATTAAAAACCGCAGGTATACCAACATTGGATAGTCAAGGATTTATAGACAATTCAACATTTAGTCGTGATAAATTTTCTTTGAAACCAATTAAAACAACACAATTGACAAATTTAGATGAATCTAAATTTTTAAAAGATGAATCTTTAAAAATTTCAATCGATAAATTGGAAAAATCTATAAATGAATTAAATAAAAACGGACTGGGATTACAAGTTGATACTGTTGTAAAAAATGAATCAGGAAAAGTATTATACGAAAAAGCTAGAAATTATAAAGAATACCAAAAATCTATGAAAAGAGAGGTACAATCACCACAAAGTTATCGTGGTGGTAGATCGG